CTCCGACCCCGACCACGACCCCGACCACGCCCGCAACCCCGACCGCGACCGCGACCCCGACCACGACCGCGACCATGACCCCGATCCCGAGCCCGAGCCCGACCCCGACCCCGACCACGACCCCGACCGCGACCACGCTCGCGACCAAAGTGCGCGCAATATGGCGGCGTTCATTTTTGTGACCTCGGCAACGCATTCCTAAGCTCACACATATCCAGCAACGCGCCACGATTGATGTAAACGTGCATGCCATCAGGATACGGCTCGCACTCTCGTGCAGCCCCGTTCTCGACGAACTGCATGTAGCGCTCCGTTTCGGGAATCCATGAGCAATCGATCAGTGTCAGGGTGTCGGCGTCAGCATCGACAAGACGCCCCGTATAGATCATCGTCACCGTGCGGACAACGACATTCCTGCCGATCAATGGATGCACGCTAGGTGCATGTTGCGAGAGCGCGCACAGCGATTGGATTTCGCGAATCTGTTTCAAGGTAAGCTCTTCGATGTTCATGGTTTTCTCCTAGGTCATTTCGTGCCGCGCAGAGTCGCGTTCCTGCTCCAACGTCGCTTCTGCCATCGTGGTTGCCACCGCTTACTCTCCTTTCTCAGTAATAATTGCTGCCCTCATGCCGCTCAAAAATACAGCCTGTAATGCGTGTTGAAAGCTGCGGCCGCTGTTAGTCATCGCGGTGAAAACTTCGATGGCTTCTTGCTGAATCATTGCGCTTGTCTCTGGCTCAAGGCGTACGCTGGCGAGATCGCGCGGTGTTTTGGCTGAGTTTGCGCGTCTGATGTTAATTTGCATTTGGTGTTAAGCTATTTCATTTCTTATTCGCCTGTACCGGCAAACATCCCCACTCCGTACCGTCTTCGGTGACCGTGCGCCAGCGACCCTTTAGGCACTCAGTGAAATCGCGTTCATGTTGGGTTGCCACAATTTCAGCCTGTAGCTTTTGATCACGGAAATCAAAGGTCATTGCGATAGACCAGAGCAGCAGGATAACGAGCAAATGCGGCAGATAGGTCTTACGGACTTCAATACCGATAACGGGTCTGATAGGGGTGCGGATACGCATGTCAACCTCCTTTGTATTTGGTTGCAAGCTGTTGGAAATGAAACCCTCGCGCTTCGCTAATGCAATCCTTGGCCCATAATATCTCCATTATGAGCGCGTCAAGTTCACGGTCATCTAGATGAATCTCGCCGACGCTGGCAATGCGCAAAACCGCGGTTGGCCGTGCTGGGAAAGTCTCGTCGATGTGGATACTAAGCTTAGGCATGATATTCTCCGTTATTTACGTATTTTTATTATAGCGGAATTTTACGGCGTGGAAGTCTTTTTTAGAACTCTTTGCATTCCGTTACATTTCCCCAATCTGGTCCAGCATCAGCGTCGGCGCGCACCGGGATTTTCAGCGGTATCGCGGTTTCCAGGATACGCTTCATTTCCCGAAACGCTTCACGCCTGCCGCCAGGATCAGAGAAATCGAGCTCATCGTGTACAGTCAGCCGGGGAACCCCAGTCGCGTGAAATACCCCGCTTTCCCAGCATTTCCACATGGCCATTTTCATCAGGTCTGCGGCGCTTCCTTGCAGACGCCGGTTCAATGCCTTGTGCGTATAGGCGCGGCGGATGTTGCCATAGCGGAGGATAGCTTCTTCATACGGCAGGGCCAGCGTATCGCTTCCCCAGGTAGCCGGTTCCCATAGGTTGAAGCGACTTTTCCGCCCAAGAATTGTGGACACTGTCCCGCTTTCCGCCGCCTCGCTCATTGCATAATCCATGGTCGGTTTTGCAAACGGGACGCCGCGGTGATACGCTGCGAATAAATCCTTGCCTTCTTTCGCCGTAAGGCCGAGGCTGCGCGAGAGTTTATCTACGCCCATGCCATAAATTAGGCCGAAGTTGATGTTCTTGATTGGCTTGCGGTGCTTCTTGCGCAGCGCAGCCGTCGAGATATCCCAGCCAGCCGCAGGGGCGACCAGGTCCAAGGTCATTTCATGGTAATCGGTATCCGGATGGGTGTTGAAATGCGTGCGCGCTTCTTCGCTCCCAGGCCCTAGCGCATAATGAATCATGAAGCGGTATTCGATCTGGCTGTAGTCAATTTTCACCCAGCGCTCATGTCCGGGGTCCGGGCAAAAGATACCTCGCACTAGCGGAGCCAGCTCTTCGTCGCGGGACGGAAGATTCTGCAGGTTCGGCGTGGAGGACGCCAGCCGCCCGGAGCGGGTGCCATTGCTGTCCCCGCGCAGCGGATGAAATTGTCCATAAACCTTGCCGTTGACGGCCGATTGCAGAATATAGCTTTCGATGAACGTTCCGCGTAACTTGTCGTACTTGCGGATAGCCATAATGGCCTGTGCCACTGGATGCTCCAGTCCGGCTAAGAACTCTTTGGTAAAGCTCGGCTTTCCGGTCTTGGTCCTACTGTATGAAAGGCCGATGCTATCAAACGCCTTTGCAAGGCTGTCCGACGCATTGACATTTACCTCGAATCCAACTAGGCTCCGTAAGCGCTTCGCCTCTTCCGCTGCCTTGAGCCGCAGCGCTTCCTGGGTTTGCTCCGCAGCGGACAGGTTAACGCTCACCCCGGCACGCCGCATGGCTACCAGGAGCGGAATAAGCCCGTTCTCCATGGTGAACACTGGGAGTAGGCCCTCCTTTTCCAGCAGGGGCCACTGGCGCGCTAGAACTTGCAGCGGCAATTCAGCGTCGCCCTGCGCATAGGGGCCGACCAAGCACGGAGGCGCTCGCCACAGATTCTTACGTTGGCCGCCGTTCGGTTGGCCGCCATAGAAGTCGGCACACCAGCGGTAAACGGCCTCGGTGGTCTTTCCGGTGCCGAGGTACTTTTCCCCAAGGGCATCAAGATTGACTTCAGCAGCTTCGTCAAGCAAGGCTTCCGCAAACTGAACGTCGAAGAGCGGGCCGTTAACTTCTACCCCTTCTTCGGACAGCCAACCGATATCATATAGCAGGTTTGCGCCCACCTTCGGGGTGGCGGTGCCAAGCACCGCGCGAAGCCAACGGAAAACCGGTTCGGGATCCATGTTGGTTTCGGGCTGAATGGTATGGCGCAGCGGAAAGTACCAAGAGGCATCCGGAACTGCGATGGATACGCCAGCTACATGACCCGAGCCGCGCGCCCATCCCGGGCCGCGTGTCAGCAGCTCCGGATCATAGGTTTCCGTATCCAAAGCGATGACTGCGACATTGTCGAGACGCGGAAAGTCCGTAGGCGGCTTCCAACCGGTCTCAGGTATCGGCGGCATCGGGCGAATGATTTCTCCGCGCGCCCGGTCTTCCTGGATATCCTCCCAGAACATACCAACGGCGTCGGCTCTCACGCTTTCATCCCCATCAGAACGCCGCGCAGACGCTCTCCGAAGAATGGGCACGGCTTCGGATAGGGAGAGAAGTCGAAGGTGCTGGCGCGATCCAATGCCAGGCGCAGCATCTGGTAATTGAATATCCCTTTTTCGGGTATGTTTGGAAGCTCCACCGCGGCTCCCACTCCTTCGGTATGAGAAGTGCTTGCCTTACCATCTTGAAAATAGATTCTTCCGCCTTCGTCCAGAAATGCAGCGAGACCGTCCAGCGCTTCGCTTCGGAACGGCAGAGGCGCTTGACGGCTCTCCGTATCAAGCACGCGAGATACGTCCGGCCATTGCGCAGTGTAGAGCTGGGAGCGCAGCCAGCGGTTGCCGCTAAAGCAGAAGGTGACTGCGCCGTCCTCGACGAGCAAGGATTCTGGCTCCTCTCCGATACGCAGCAGCTCCTTGACTGCTTCGCCTGGAAGATTCATTTCAATCGGCCAGGCGTCGCCGATGTAGTGCTCAATCAGCACCACGTTGTTTGTGGCAAACAGGGAGCGCTCGCGAAAGAGAATACCGCGCGCCCATTGACGGCTCGCGTCCTCGGCAATGCACGGAGCCAGTACCCGCAGTGCCGGTAAAATCGGAGCAGTAGGCTCCAGCCTTTTCCCGGTCGGAATGATCTCCGGAAAGCCGCCGGGGAAGCATTCCACAAAGGCTTTGAAGTTCTTCGATTTGATCGCCAAGCGCCCCGAGGCCGTCATGGACACCGCAACGGTATCCTTGCAGGATTGCACGGCTTTGACTAGCTGCGTAGCATTGGGGGTGACGTCCAGGTCGAGAGCAATCGGGCAGCCAAGCGCCAAGACGCCGTTATATCCCTGTATCTTTCCGGCAGTGATGTGGAAGTGGACCAGCGCCGGCTGAAAATCCTTGCGGGCAACGGCTCCTTGTACAAACTGCAATTCTTTTAGCATAGCGGTTAAAAAAGTAAAGGTTGGTCAGCCTTGAAGCTATGATCCGGAATAGCTTTTCCAATCTGCGAGTAGCTCCAGATGTTGAATACCCAGCGCGGAACGTAATGATCGCGGGCCTTGGCAACATCAAGGCCGTAGGATTCCAGCTCTTCGACCACGGGCTGCGACAGCTCCTCGGGAAGATTATCTAGGTGCTGCCCAGCCACCTTCCGCGAAGGGCTCTTTGACGAAAGACACACCACCTTGCCGCGCGGAAGGATTACGCTGCCCACCGATGCAATCTGCACCCAAGAGGACGAGTCTACCGAATACCATGGATAGCGCTGCATCAGCGGTATGGCGGTCAGGCCAAATCCGTGAACCTTAAGGCGCGGGCGACCCGAACCATCCGTCAAATACCTATCCCAAATACGATCCAGCCACAGGAACAATTGTGGCGTGGAGATCGGTACCATACCGCCAAGGGTTATGTATTCATAATTCTTAACATACTCCTCCAGGTAACGTTCATCCTCCCCGTAGTGGAAGCAGGGCAGCGGGCGCACTCCAAGGCTTTCCATAGCCTTTTGGTTTTGCCAGGTCTTCAGCGGATCACCAATGCCATCCAAAACGGAAGCCATGAGCACACCGTCACTCTTCTCGATAATATCCTCGTTGCGCTTGATGTACTCGCAGTACCCCGGCAGGTCAATAGTCGCGCCCTTGGTGAATGCCGAGAAAGCCCCGGAGTCCAGAAAGACCTTGTCCTTTCGCTGGCTTTCGCGAATTTGGCGGACTTTGGCCTCCTTGTGGATATAGTGGTATGAATCCAGCAGATGCTCCGCGCTTTCGCAATGAAGGCGCTCTTGCGGAGTCATCCGCTGGTAAAGGGTCCCACCCACGTAGCACCCGCTAGTGTAGGTGCCTGCAAGGTACAGTTTCACTTTGCCACCAAAGCCATGAACTCAGAACGCGCTTCAGGGGAGTCGCGAAACGCCCCGCGCATGACATTCGTAGTCATCTTGGATTCGAGCGGCTCCTTAACCCCGCGCCAAGTCATGCACATATGGGTAGCCTCCACCACTACCGCGAGACCAACCGGCGCAATTTGCTCCTCGATGAAGTCCGCAATCTGCACCACCAGTTCTTCCTGAATCTGCGGACGCGAGGCGATCCAGTCCACAATGCGGTTAAACTTGGATAAGCCAATTACGCGGTCGCCAGGGATCAAACCGATCCAGCAACGCCCAATGATCGGCACGAAATGATGCGAGCAAGCGGAGCGAATGGTGATCGGGCCGGTCATATACATCTCGTCCAGCTTCTTGGCATTCGGGAAATCGGTAATATGCGGAGCTTCCTTGTAGCGACCTTTGAAAACTTCATGCAAGTACATCTTCGCAATGCGTTTCGCGGTCCCGCGCGTATTGTGGTCATTGTCCACATCGATGATCAGTCCGCGCAGGAAATGCTCGGCGCGGTGCTGCACTTCATTCTGCAGCTCTTCCAGCTCGCCAGAATGGATAAAAGCGGAGATGTTGTCATTGGCGTAGTAGCCAACGCCTGCATGCTTAATGCGATTCAAAATGGTTCCGACGATCGAGTCATCTTCCGCCCGCTCATTGCCGGCTTCCCACGGGAATTCAATCCAGCCGCCAGAGCGGATAAAATCCAGCGCCTCTTCGCTGTTGCACGGCGAGTGGGGATTGCGCTTGTCAATGAGCGCGAAGAACGGCGTGCCCGGGTAAGTATCGCACCAGTGCTCCAGAGTGGTCCCTGAGTCGATGATATCATCCACAAACAGTGCGGCATCCGCCGGGTCGTCCACTACGCGGATATTCTGGTAACGCGCCAGAAGGTAAGCCACCGGGACCCCGCCGCGCGGGATGCCATAGATCGGAACTACCTCATGAGGGAACTCCGCCCGAATAAGGTTGGCAAGGTGATCCGCCATGCGGTCTACGTTGGCATTGGTAAGTTTGATCTTCTTGGTCATATTAACCTCTCACATACATTGCAGAATTTGCAGGGGTTTCCCGAACTTCGACTTTGCGCACGCGCACGCGACCATCATTGTAACCGTTTTCCGGAAGCCAGATTTCCTCCAGGTAGTCATAGAGCCATTTGGAAAGCCCCTCGCACCCGGTACGTTCTACCACTACCATTTTTATGAGCCTCTTTCCATGCAGCATTTTGAAGGTCTCAAGCTCCGGATCATCCTCCGCCACCAGACAGGTGTGATCGAACCATTCGTCGAGATGCTCCTTAAGCGAGCGGAAGCCGCCGAAGTCCGCAACCCAGTTGCGAAAGTCGAGCGTGTCCGCTTCAAACTCAAAGATAAAGCTCAAAGCGTAGCCGTGCAGCTTGTTGCAATGGGTGTCCGCGCGCCACTGGCGGTAAGCCACCGCAAAGCCACGCTCAGCACCATAGGTTTTGGTGGAAATATAAGGCATAATCAGAACTCCAGTTCCAGTTGAACATTTTGGTAATTGCTCGTCATCGGCAGCTCCATCAACCCTTCGCGAACGGCGCGCAGTACCAGCGGATCGGGGAGGCCGGCTTTCTCGAAACCATGGGCGCGCAGGACATTGGCATGATTCATATCAGTCGGCGGATACTTTCCATCATAGCTGGTATGTGAATAGGCCATTGCTTCCCAGCAGCCGGGAAGCGCCTTAGCAAGGTGTACAGACTGCGCCTTAGTTAGAAACATCACCGGCGTAGCTATTTGGATCTTTTCCTGTTCCGGGGAACGCAATGCTTCGTTAATAGTTTCTTGCGCAGCGCGAACAAAGTCTGGCGTGCAATCGGGGTAGGGCGGATTAAAGCCTCCGGCCGTTAGCTCGACGGCGTGCCGCCACTTGGTTAGTTTTTCAAACGACCCCAAAACGTTCAGGTGCGGGAGCATGCGCCGATGCAGCGTTGCCTTCCTAGGACCATCCCCGACCTGAAGGTAGTAAATTTCGTTCTGGGTATGGCGTTGGCCTAAATACCCGCGACCCAGGTAATCTTTAATTTTTTCCAGGACGGCCGGATCTTTTTGAAAGAAAGAAAAATAGGCCATGCGAGTTCTTCCGTCTTTCCCAGATTTTTTCGATGCGCGTGTTTTTGTCCATGCCGCATAGTAACTGCCATCCCCTTCCCAAAAGCCGGTCACATAAGCATCGGTGAGCGGAGCTTCTGCTGCGAGCGAGAGACCTTCCCCTTTCTCAGCGGCTTGCTTTCGACGATGTGGACTATGCAAATGCGGTGTCAAAAAGGGTGCCATTTCACGCAGAGCGCGAACGCCAAAATAAAGGCTATCGCCGCTAACCGAGTAATTAGCCTTCGGTAGTTGGCCTTGAACCCATTTTCCCAGGCGCACCAGCAGCTCCGGATCGTTCTGAGAAATCGCCAAGCGCAAAGTACGCGAAGAGCCGTTCGATTCACTGAAATGCCCTTTGGCATCTACGAAGCCGCCGAGCCATTCCCACGAAAATCCTCCGTATTCGGCAAAGTCCGCCGCAGTGACCCCGGTGACCAGCGTAAGGCACCCCAGCACGGCCGCGCGGTTGGCGGCTATGGTCAAGAAAAGAACATTGCGCATAGGGACGAAACTACTGTCCAGCTTATTCTCTTTGAAGGCGTTGTGGTGCTCCATGTGTTCCAGACTTTCGAACCGCTCCACTGGGGCGGTAAGATCGGTAAGGAAGGATTTTCCGGTTAAGCAATTCGGCACCTCCACCACCTCGTGCGAGGCGACGCCCGCCATTTCCGCTACCTTACGCGCTGCATCAATCTCGATGTGATGCCGCTGCCCATAGTCGAAGGTAATAGCATGCACCTCGGTAAAATTGTGCTTTGCCCAGAAGAGGCACGTAGTTGAGTCTTGGCCGCCCGAAAGTATTACTAGTGCTTTGGTCATGATCACTCCAGTTCTAGTAGTTTATGAAGTTGGTGGCAATAGGTTGCGCCGGTTTGGAGGCACGCTTCTACCGTTGCTAGTTGATGTACTCGGTTCTCTTCAGCATTTCCGCTGTCAAAAGGTTGCAAGTAGACGGTCCCTGCGAAATCCTGCGGAGGCCGCGCCAAAAGCGAGGTGCCGTGGTTAAGCGCGGTGTCCGGCAGGCCGTCTGCTCCAAGCGCGGCCTTATTTACGACGTATTTTAACGCAGACAGGTGGGGGGCCAGCGCTTTATTTATAGAACCTGTTTTCGGACTACAGACCACGGTAATCCCCTCGTACGGAATCCCCTCTTGAAAGAGGGTTCCGTTGGTCTCGAGCTGCACCTCCCAGCCGTGGCGCAGTAGTTGGCGGATTAGGGGCCCAAGAGGCTGCCGCATAGGTTCGCCGCCGGTGATCACCACCAGGCGCGTCATCGGGAACGGCAAGGCGACCCCGTCGATGCGCAGAAGAATAGCATCAAGGTGCATTGGCTCGCGCCCGGCGGTGTAATCGGTATCACAGTCGGGGCATTGCAAGTTGCATCCAGCCAGCCGTAGAAACACGGCAGGCACCCCGGCATATGGCCCTTCGCCTTGCAAGGTGTGGAAGATGGAATGCACCTCCAGAACTTCACCGGAGTGGCGAAGTGGTTTCTCCGCCGCTTGGTTGTTTCGCATCAGGTTTCCTCCTCAAAGAAAGGTATGTTCAAGAACTTCCGGATACTTGGTATTCACCCACACCTTGATGGTGGCGGGAACGGGTAGACCCTCTGCGAGGTCCACGGCTTCCGCAGTAGTCTCGGGTGGGTCTTCACCGGCGCGCTTTCGCCACCATTCGCGGGATTTTTTCCCGGCGTAGCCGTCGTGCTCGAGGCAAACATACTCGCGGAAAAGGCGCAATCCACAATAGTAGCTTACCTGCATGGATGGCGGTTTGCCGGGCTTGGCATGCGTTGAATAGGTTACGCGATCCACTTTGAAATCGGTTACTACGGGCTCGCTCTGTGCGACTACTTCTTCGGCGTACGCCGTCATGGCTAGCTTGTGGTTACGCGGAAATTCCACCCCGCAGGCTTCGCAAAAGCGAAGCGAGGCGTGCTGGTAGGTTCCGCAGTTGTCGCAGACGCGCACCGGTGCCTGCCCTGGCCCCTTCTGGCCCTTCTTGCGAGGCATGACTGGATCGTTGATAGGGCCGAGCCGGCGGGTATTTCCGGCAAAATCTAAAACCAGACAATTCTCTTTATTTTCCGCTGGGCGGGTACCGCGCCCGAGCATCTGCACCCATAGGACTGCCGAAGCAGTTGGGCGCAGTACGCCAATCAAGTCGATGCCCGGAAAGTCAAAGCCCGTCGTCAGGATATTGGTATTCACCAGAGCACGAATGCGCCCTGAACGGAAGTCGGCCAGCAGTGCATCACGCTCTTCGCTAGTACACTTGGAATGGACCGTCGCTGCCGGTATGCCATAGTAGTTTAAGCACTCTGCGACGTGCTGCGAATGCTCGATGCCGGAAGCAAAGACTAGCCAGTGCTCACGATATTTCCCATAATAAATCAGTTCCTGCACAGCAGCGTCGGTAACGGCAGCGCGATCCACGGCATGTTGCAACTCGGATTGCACATACTCGCCGCCCTGAATATGCACACCGGATAGATCAAGTTCTTGAACGGTCTTTTTGGTAATAAGCGGAGCCAGATAGCTATCGGCGACCAGCTGGTTGAAGGCATCCCGCCCGGTTAGGTCATAGCAGACATCCGTGAAAATGCCGCCGTCCGTCATGTGACCCAACCCAAGTCGATAAGGAGTAGCCGTGAACCCTATTACCTTTAATAGGGGGTTGATTTCCGTGAGCCTTTGCAGCAACGCTTGATACATAGTCTCCGAGCGATGGCTAACCAAATGGCACTCGTCGATCAGAATTAAATCGATTTTACCCAGCGCCTCGACGGCGAGGTTATTTAGGCTGGCAATGCCGCCGAATAGAATCGGATGCTTGGTGTCGCGCCGCTTGAGGCCAGCCGAATATATCCCGGCGGGTGCCGTAGGCCACAAAGCCAAGAGCTTCTCGAAGTTTTGTGCCAGCAGCTCCTTAACGTGGGTCAGCACCAAAACGCGCTGATCTTCCCATGCGAAAAAAGACCTGCGCAGTAGCTCCGCGATAATGACACTTTTTCCGGTGTTATGGGTTACTGTAAAATCATCTAACAGGTAGAGGTGATCCTTATCCAAGGTAAAGCCATAATAATTATCTTCTGGGAGTGATTCCACCGTAAAGCATGTAACTAGCCAATTCTTTTTCTGGCGCCTTGGTTGGGCTTTTTTGCGCGGGAGTAAGGTAGGAACTTTTGAGCAGTCTCCAGAGATGGAGATTCGATAGTATCCTTTATATTTATTCTTTTTGAAAACGGAATATGCCGCTAACCCGACACTTCTAGCCACAAAAAGGATATCTTCGGCTAATTGGTGAGAAACGGTAGCATAATCAAAGGTGCCGTGGAGTTCCGAGCCGTCCGTATCCATCAACCCAGCTAGAAGGGCTAGGCGGCTCTCGTAGGATGCTGTTTTATAACTTTGAGGAATGTACTTTGAAAAACAATTACAATTTCGCAGCCCAAGCAAATCCAATTTTTTGGCAGTTTCTGAGCGGCGCGCTCGGTTTATTATGCCGGTCGTAGCGTAAGTAGTATCGGCTTTCGACCCATTATTAGTTCTCCGAGTGCGATCTCCTATGCTGATCATATAGGAAGTGCAGTAGGCATGGATTTCTTCGTCCGCTGAAGTGATTCCAACCTGCGACTGGGTGTAGCATCCGTCTCCAAGAAACACACCAAGAAAATATGGCGGGAGCGGAAGCTCCCCTCCCGCTTGAAAAGTTACAGCTGTTCGATATAACTTGTGGTAATGACGATGCCACTTTGATGCTTGCTCGAAATCCGCCACAGTTTGAGTAACTAACTTTTCCGCGTGGCTTGGGTACTTCGATCCATTTTTTGTTTTACAACGATAGAGGGCTAGGATATGATCTTTGTTGACTACCCAGCTCTCTCCTTTAATCGGCACAATGCGGCGCATCTCTTGGCGACCTCGACACAGAGTCAAGACGGTGCGCGGTGTTGAGTCTGGTCCCATTAAAAGGTCGCCAACTTTAATGTCTTCTACGCATCTTAGACTTCCATCAAACATTAAAATCCGCTGCCCTTTCGCATGGCAGCCGGTTGGAAGCGCCAGCAACGGGTTTCCGGAATGCACCGAAAAGTAATTCCAGATGGAGGCTACCGCCTCCTCTTGATACGGGCGGAGCTTCATTTCTTTCCTGAGGTAAACATGCGCCCGTCCGCGGTGGTGTATTCCATCCAGGTGGGGGTCGCCGCTGTTATGGTTATCTTGTTAAGCATAGTTGGATTATAGATGTGGTTTTCGCAGGCCGCGCAAGTTTTTGGAATCTCGCGGTTCAGCGCGCAGTCCCAGGTGGCCTCCTTGGCTGGCGTAGAATGCGCACACGTGCGGCAGCTCGTCTCCGGATGGTCAAAGGTGTGGCAAAGCGGCGCATAGTCGCAAAACTTGCATTGGTACCAAGAGGGCTTGTCGCTAAGGCGCGTCGGCGGCTCCGGAGCGTCAATGATGGCCTGTGCGCGCAGTAGATAGCGTTCGGCGACCGCGCGCTCGTAGGTAATCAGCTCTGCGTGCAGGTCATCGGTGTCTTTATTGACCGCCAAATACAAAGCCTCGGTGAGGTTATAGGCGTGCATGTAGCATTGCATTTGAACGTAATGCTCGAACTTGGCAGAGCGCACGCCTTCCGAAAGACCCGCAAAGGATTTTGCGCTATGCGTCTTGAATTCAACCAGATGGGGAATCAACGGCGCGTCCGGAATCTTCATCGCGATACCATCCAGCGACCCGCCAAAGTGCCCGTCGCATGCGGAAAAACGAAGCTGGTTGCCGTTATCGTCGATGCTCCAGGTCTCGCAGCCGATTAGGCGCAGCAGCGCGAGAAACCGCGCCTCCTCCAAATGCCCGCGGTTGAACAGGCGGATTATGCGACCGGAGAATGCCGAGCGCTTGGACCAGTGAAAGGAGTACCAGAGTTCGCGCGCGCAGGGTTTACCGATCAGAGAAGCTCCTAGATGCGTGCGAAAGCCTGTATCTTCCTTCGTTGCGAAGGCATCCGAAAGCTGGGCGAATTCTTCCTTGAGCAGCCCGCGATAGCGTGCGCCGTTGTCCGCCTGAAGTGCTGCATCAATAGCAGCGAGCGTCTGAGTTGCTAACCTAACCGTAGACAAGTTCTACTCCTGCTTCTTCAAAGATGATCTGAGCCAGAAGGTTGCTGTCCTTCCAGCGCGGGTTGTTCGGCGGTGGCGCTATCACGGCCTTGATCCCCGCTTGGGCTATCAAGCCCGCACAATCCACGCACGGAAACAGCGAAGAAACAACGATAATTGCCCCCTTGGTGCTGTGCCCTTTCCGCGCACTCGCGGCGATAGCATTGGCCTCGGCGTGCACCGTCAATGGGTATTTGAGGTCCCGATTGCATAAGCGTTCCTCACTATCTTCGACGCCGCGGGGAAAGCCGTTCCATCCGGCGGACAGCACCACGCAGTCGTCATCAAGTATTACGGCACCGACCTTAGTCGATGGGTCTTTGGAAAAGGTTGCAATAGCTTCCGCCATCAGCATGAATTTAAGGTGCTTGGTATAGTCCATTCCTACAAGCCCCAAATGCCAATGCGAACTTTTCCGGAAAGTGCTTTTTGCGTTGCCCATTTGTGGCGCGAGCACTCCTGCAAGTATTCTTTATGGACCTTGCGATAGCGGCGCGCTCGGCGACTCGGCGATAGCGGCTGCGGCGCAGGCGCATCGCCCTTGCCATCGCTTTTAACATAGCTTGGCAAGGCTCCTCCGTTGCAACGCTGATAACCACAAATGCGCACGAATCCGATCGCATGCAGGCTGCTTAAATAGCGTTGCGCCGTGCGTTGGTGGCATTCAAGCGCCGTCGCCGCTTGGAGCTTGTTGAAAGAGCTCCCGTCTTCAAGCAGCCTCAGGAGCACCTGCAAGATCGGACTTTTTGCCAAAAGCGGTAGCTTTCTCCCAGCAGGTTTTACACATTCGATGGCGCTTCCCGGTGACTTTGCTAGTCCATTGCCGACTCCCATATAGCTCCTTAGATTGCCTGCACTTGGGGCACATAAAAGTTGCACCGATGCCGGTGGTTTTGCGTGGTTCCGGGTGATTGATGCGAAACCAGTCATACTTCTCGCTCATTGAACCTCCCCCTTAATCCTACATACCGTATATTCCAGCGCGATTGACACTTCGCTGGCCTGCTCGACGGTCATCACGATAAAAGAACCATCATCGAAATACATGATAACATGCCCGCCTTCCTCGCCGATTGCGACGCGGCCGTGTATAGCTTCAGTCGCCATTGTTAAGGTCCATTTTTCTCAACTCCTCGCATTATTTAGAGAGGGCGCGCAGTCGTGCATTCCAGCAGACGCGGCAGCGCCCTCTCCAAATGCCCCGTCTTTCCGGAGCCTGTCACCCTTTTCGGTACGGTGGGTTACCGTAAGTCAGCCCGCCGGGACCGAATCACTGCTTGGGTTGCATCCACGGCGGCAGGCTTCCGCCAGCGGTCGGCGTTGCCATCGGTGTGGGCATCGGTGCGGCTGGAGCAGCGAAGCCAGTCGGCGGCATAGCCGGAGCGGCCGCGTCCTGCAAACCCTTAATGGCCTTGACTTCATTGGTCGGATCGTACTTGCCGGAATCATCCTTGCGCACCACCACCTTGACCTGGAAGGGCAGGCCATGCAGCTGACGGCTGTCCTCGACTTGAATGACGCCGGTAGCGTGGCAGATGGCGGACAGCTGCTTGTAGGCGATTTCCTGCGCCACCGGATTGCTGTTCTTCACGTTGAGCCGGTAGAACAGCTTGCGCCCCTTGTAGTCGCCGTCTTGCACGGTAAGAACCGTTTCCAGGTAGGCATTGCCGGTGGTGGCGCTGTCCTTGGTCGGTTTCATCTCCGACTCGGTCATGCAGACTATGTACCAGTCTTCCGGTAGCGGTTCAAAGGATTGTTGCGGCGCGACCGCAGCAGCATTGAAGTTGAGTGATGCCATGAGTTTATTCTCCTTGATGAGTATGGGAAAGGTTGAGGATTTTGTTGATGACCACCGTCAGGTTCGGCTGCTCCATTGGGTCCAGCTTGCCGGAGCGGTCTTTGGCTTCCGATTGGAAGTCAGGGCGCGTCTGCAAATAGCGATACTCCTGCCCATCGGCGGCCCGGCCGATATTCAGCCGCAGCACTTCATCGAACAGATACGGTAGTTGCCCGCCGAGCTTGGAGCCTGGCATGCTGGGCATGTACACCGAGGTGCCGAGCGCCTCGTCCTTGAGCATCTCCTGCTTCGCCGACATGTAAACATGCTTGCCGGAGAGATCGCGAAAGGCGCGTACCGTATTGCCCATTTTTTCGATCAGCTCGCCGTAGGCTTGACGCGGGTCTTTACACTGGCGCTTGGCATTGAGCAGTACGACTTCGGCAATTTCCGAAAGGGAGTCCAGGCACACTGTTTCAAAGTGCTTGGCCTCCTCCGATTCAGTAGCCCATGCGTAAGCGTCGGTCAGATCGTCGATGCTTTTGATTTCGATGACCGGCAGGTTATAGTCCCGTAAGCTCAACAGGCCAGCTTCGGCGCTGAGAATGATCGGGTTCGGCGCGGTGGCGCAAAGGGTGGTTTTGCCGGTGCCGGCTTTGCCGTACACCAGCATCTTGACCCCGTGCAGCGCCGCCGCTTGATTGGTGGTGGTAATACGAATTGCCATAAATTCTCCTGTGAAGTTATCCTGCGATTTTAAGCCAACGTCCGTCTTCTTGCATCTGGTACTTCTGCCCATACCCGGGACCAAGACGGCCGGCCCCGTGAACTTGGAAAGAGTCTTCGGTCATATTGGCCCACGGCCCGTGCTTGGTGCGCGCATCATACATGATGCCGCCCGGTTTCAGGTCGTATGGGGAGTCAAAGTCGTCGAAGCCCCCGAGGGGGCTAAGCCAATAGACCGCGGTCATGATTTTGGTGCAACCAATTCGAGAGTGGGAGCGCCCGGCGTGGTGGTGACCACCTGGTCCAGGATCGCGACCCAGCGCGGGTCGAGCTTCTTGTAAGCAGAGAGCGAAAGCGACGGCTTGTAGGACACCAGCTCTTCAGTATTGACTTTGTGCTTGCGCAGCTCCGCCAGCACCGCCGGCAACGCGGCTTCGTCAAGAGAGCGGTTGAGCTTGTAGGTGGCTTTCATGGTCCAGCCTTCCGGAAGCTCGAGTTTATTAGTACCTTCCGTCGGGGCCGGGAAGCAGGCGGCAAAGATTTCCCGACGCAGCTTCATTTCTTGGTCCTTGATGGTTACAAGCTGCGCTTGTAACTCATTCCAGCGGCCAATCTTGGTGTACAGTTCTTCAGCGATCATCATGTTCTCCAGTGGTTGTTTAATGATATTATTTTAGGCGCGCGTGCCTAGTCCGTCAAGCATTTTTTGGTACCTATTGCGCCCTCCACATAGTTTCGCCAGTAGTAAGGTTTACTACGCGAAAGGAAGTGGTGGGATGTTGCGCATTAAACTTTCCGGCACGCAAGCGCGCGCCCGCAAGCGACTGGAAGGGAAAGGCGTCTTGCAACTCGGCGGATAGCCAGCCTTCCCCAGCACGTCCGGTATAGCAAAGGCCCGTGATGGTGACGAGGGCGTAGGTGCGCTCCGGCTGGCGCGCAGCGGCTATTGCATGGGTCATGATCATTCTCCGTTCTTGGTTAAGGTGATATTAATATATCCCGAATTAGGAATTAAAGCTAGGATTTTTTTCGTGGAAAATTTTCCTAGGCCCGCCCTATAATTGGGCACCTAAGGAGGGCATATGAATCACCAAAGTAGACTGCTTTTAAGGACGCACGAGCTGCTGCAAAGCACGGAGCACTCCCTGCAAGATATCGCGCTTGCGACCGGCATATCCCTTTATTGGCTGCAGAAGTTTAAGGCGGACCCGCCAGCGCGCCCGAACGTGGTAGATGTGGAGGCACTGTATACGCATCTGTCCGGCAAAAAACTGGAGGTCTGACCATGGGACGCGAACATATCCCCGCCGAACTGCGGGAGCTACCCCAATGGGTCTGTGCCGAAGCCAATAAGCGCCCGCTCAATCCGCGCGACCAAAGTCCCGCCTCCGTGCTGGACCCTACCACCTGGGGCACCTTCGAGGAAGCCTGCCAGGCCGGTACCCAGCATATCGGCTTTGTCTTCACTGGCGACGATCCCTATGTGGGCATCGACCTGGACCAGCCGCGCAATGAAGTGGATGCCGCCCGCCAGCAAAAAATCCTCGAGCACTTTGATAGCTATATCGAGCGCAGCCAATCCGGCAACGGCTACCATATTATATGCCGAGGCGATATCCCCGAAGGCGCACGGCGGGATAAGGTAGAGATATATCCACATAGCCGCTTCTTTATCATGACCGGCAATGTGTATCGGGATGCACCGATCCAGAATTGCCAAGAGCTATTGACTATCCTCTATCGGGAAATCAAGCGCACCACCACCAGCGGTCAGCCGGTGGACGGGGAAGAGCTGCTGACCGATGGGGAGTTGGTGGAAACCGCCATGCGCGCCGCCAACGCCGATAAGTTCAATTTGCTGTGCCAAGGGGATGTCAGCCACTACCCGTCGCAATCGGAAGCCGACCTCGCCTTGCTTTCCATCCTGGCGTTCTACACGCGCAACAACGAGCAGGTGAAACGCCTGTTCCGAATGTCCGAGCTTGGCAAGCGCGACAAGGCCACCAAGAATGATACCTATTTGAACTACGCCATCAAGCGCATTCGGGCGAATGAGCCGCAGTTCCTGAATATGGAGACGGTACAGGCGCAAGCCGCGGCCGCCGTCTCTGGCATCCCTGGCGCGGAGAAGCCACGCCCCATCACCTTCCCGAAAGGCTTGGTGGGTGCCATTGCCGATTATATTCTGCAACAGGCGGTGCGCCCGGTCCCCGAGGTGGCCCTCGCCGGCGCGATTGCCTATTTTGCCGGGCTAATCGGCCGCGCCTACAATGTATCGGGAACCGGTCTTAACCAGTATCTCCTGGTTTTAGCCAAGACCGGTTCGGGTAAGGAAGGCGCCATGACCGGTATCGAGCGCCTGACCTCCGCCATCCGCCCCCACATTCCCATGGTGGACAATTTCATTGGCCCCGCCGCCTTCGCCTCCGGGCAAGGCTTAATCAAGACTTTGGATGCGCACCCCTGCTTTGTATCGGTGCTCGGCGAGTTCGGCCTCACCCTGCAACAACTCTCCGACCCGCGCGCCAATTCCGCCACCACCATGCTGAAGAAGGTTATCCTCGACCTATATACCAAGTCCGGCAAGGATAATGTGCTGCGCTCCACCGTCTATTCGGACAGCGAGAAGAATACCAAAATTATTCAAGCCCCCGCCGTTACCATACTCGGCGAGTCCACCCCCGAGGCATTCTTCGAAGGGGTTTCGGCCAGCCATATTGCCGAAGGCTTGATTCCGCGCTTCCTGGTGCTGGAGTATACCGGCGGCCGCCCCGAGCGCAATGGCGGCAACCCGGTCCCCGACGCCGACCTGGTCAAGGCGCTGTGCGCCGTGGTTACCCAATCGCTGACTATGCAGGCCAACCGCGCCCACTACGATATTCCGCTGGACGCCAAAGCGCAAATACTGCTGGACGAGTTTGACCGCGAATGCGACCGCCACCTAAATAAGCATGGCAGCGAGGTGGAGGCGCAGCTGTGGAATCGCGCCCACCTCAAGGCGCTCAAGCTGGCCGGCCTGATTGCCGTCGGGCTTGACCACAAGGCGCCAGTGATAACCCCCGAATGCGCGCGCTGGGCTATATATATGGTGGCCGAGGACGCCCGCAATATGCTGCGCCATTTCAGCGAAGGCAATGTCGGCGACGGCGACGCCAGGCAAATTTACGAAATCCGCAAGCTGGTGGAGCGCTACCTTAAGGGCGGGCCGGATAGCCTAAAGACTAGCGGAGCCACCGGCAAGATGATAAGGGAGGGGGTAATTCCGCTGGCCTTTTTCCTCCGCCGCACCGCCGGCCTGGCGGCTTTTCGGAAGCAAGGGGCCTCCTTCCACTGCCGTAAAACGCTGGAAGTTTTGGTGGCGGCTGGGGTCCTAAACGAGGTGCCACAAGCCCAAATGGCGGCCGATTTTGGGACCAGAATGACCGCCTATACGGTGGGCGCGGCCTGGGCATCTCTGGCTTAAAAGGCCGAAAAAACAACTTTTGTTATAAACATGTTTCGGCTAACCCATTGGCGCGCAAGGTGTTTATGGTTTTGCTTTATTAATACCCTAAGCCCTAAATACCCCTATATATATATAATAAATTATAAACATATAAACAAAATAATAAAATCAATAGCTTAGGCATAAAAGGAAATCTCAACAAAAAAACAACATCTAACAACTCCGAATTCGCCTTATGATACTTGATTTAACCATAACGAATTCCTTATAGGTGATTTTTTTGAAGGATAAGCATGGCGATAAATTCTAGAAGTAAAGGGCAATCATGACCTATATTTCCAAAAAAGAAGCCGCGGCGAAAGGGGAGACCCTTTTCTTTACTGGTCGCCCATGCAAGCGCGGCCATGTGGCTAAACGGTATGCCACCGGCGGCCAGTGCCTTGAATGCGAGAAGCTCAGGGATGCCCTTCGTTATGAAGACAAAAAGAAGTGGTTACGGGAACGCTACGCATCTGATCCAGTTTATCGTGCTAAGATGAAAGAGCGTGATAAATTAAACCTTATTCGTTACCGCGAGCAGGCTAACCTTTATAAAAGAAAGTACTATCGAGGGGCTGGGTTATTGCCGAAGATAGCGAGAACCCTCGTACGGAACAGTCTTCTGGCGCTTTACCAAGTAAAAAGCGAGAGGACCCAACTCTTACTTGGATACACAACGGAAGATTTGCGCCAGCACCTCGAATCCAAATTTTTAGAGGGCATGTGCTGGGAGAACTATGGAGAGTGGCACGTGGATCACATCAAACCAATTTCCGCTTTTGCAAGGGAAGGGATAACCTCTATTAAAGAAATTAACGCTTTAACCAACCTACAACCATTGTGGGCTTCCGAAAACCTTTCTAAAGGAGACCGTTACTATGCTTAACGCACGCTCAAAGGGCGCCCGCGGGGAAAGAGAAGTTCGGGACCTCTTGCAAAAGGTAATGGATGAAGTCGGCCGGGAAATGGAGTTGCCGTTTGTGCCGGAAGTTCAGCGTAATTTGATGCAATCGATGAAAGGCGGACACGACCTTGTGGGAATACCGGGCTTGGCAGTGGAGGTCAAGTTCCAGGAAAACCCGCAGGTGGAAAAGTGGTGGGAGCAGGCAACCGTTCAGGCCGATCGCGTGAAGTTGCTGCCAGTGCTAATTCATCGCAAGAAGAACGCGAAGTGGCGCGTGCGCATGTGGGCAGTGCTCCCGGGTAACTTCGAGATAAACGCGGACTTCTCCATGGATGAATTTCTTTTCTGGTTCAGGAACCACCTAATGGAGGCTTGGACGGCGCATCCGCCCGGATTAAGAAGGGTATTGGAGAATAGACATAAAGAATGCTGATTTCTTCGATATTGGTTGATTTATTGGTTGGCTTCTATATAATGAAGTCATGGATGCAATTAAACGGTCCTACACCAGCCAACCAAGCACAGGAGAACCAAAATGACCGCCACGCTCAAAACCTACTCGTCCAAGTCCAATCTTCTTCGCGCGCTCAAGGCCGCTGGGATTGACCCCGAGACCATGAACCTGCACCATAGGCCGGAAGGTTGGCGCGCTTCTTCGAAGCATACCAAGCCGGCCGATAAGGAACCCAAGCGCAATGGCAACTGCTCCCGCGTGTGGGATATCACTGAAGCCATGCCGGGTGCGCGCCGCAAGGACGTGGTCGCGGCTTGCGTGGAAGCTGGCATCCCGCTCGGCACTGCCAAGACCCAATACCAACAATGGTACTCCTCCAAGAAGTGAATCACCAAAGGGGCTGCGCGAGCGGCCCCTTAAATGATTTACTACAAGGAGCCATCCATGCGCAAAGCAATCCAATTTGATACGGTCTATTACATGCTGCTGGAGACCACCAACGGTACCGTTCGCTTCTTGCTGAAAGCGCCGCTGCGGGAAGCGCAGTTGCATGCTCGGCTGGAAACCTTCCGTAATCCCGGCAGCACTTACATCGCTCCGCCGGTGGAAGGCCGCAGCTTCTCCGCACTGACCGCGAACCAACTGTTGCACCTGATTTACTCCCTCGGCAGCGCGCCGGAAGGCGATTACGCTGCGCAGGTGCAGCAAGCCCTGGCGCTGGTGCAAGCGCGCGATCCGGACACCGAGGCATGCGCTAGCCTCGAGCGCGAGGTGCACCGCCTTGGGGTGCCCGAGCCTAACCTGACCCATGCTGCGCCGAAGCCGGTCGCAGCCAAGCTCCAGAAGCCGAAGGACATCAGCTTCCAGAATCCGGAGCGCCCAAAGGCCGGTACCACCACGGCGCTAGTGTGGGAACTGTGCGATCAACTGAAGGCTGCGCTGGGGCGCTTACCTACCTCAAAGGAAGCCCTTGCCGAATGCGATAAGGAAGGTATCAAGGCTGGGACGGTTTCGGTGCAGTACAGTAAGTGGAAGAAGGTTCAATAAACTTGTTGCATCGCGGGAAGAATACGATTATATTCTTCCTACGCGCTGCATAGGGCAGCGTTACCACTACTAGGAGAACATCATGGCACGAGCCAAGAAGGAAGTAGACGCGGAAGCGAAGCCGCGCGGTCGTCAACAGAACCCTGATAGCCAGAACGGCGTCGCCCCGCCCGCTGCTGGTACCGCCTCGGCCGCCGTCTGGGCCGCCTGCGATAAGCTGGCCGCCAAGTCCGAGACCGGCACGCCGAGCCCGAAAGCCGTTATCGAAGAGGTTCAGAAAAAGAACCCCGACGTCAACGTTTCGACGGCGAAGACCCAGATCGCCCGTTGGCGTCAGTATCACGGGATGGTCACTCCCCGCGGTTGACAGCAACCGTACCGGAGCGCCCCACCTCCCGCACTCTCGGTAGAAACTGTCCAACAGCCCGCTTCGGCGAGCTGTTGCTTTGTAGGCGGCCGCTCCGTTAAAATCCCTGAAGCGCCTCCAGGCGTAAGGAGAATTAGTATTTTTTTCGATCCAGTTACCAACTACCCGTTTCCCAAGCCGCCTCCCGCGCGTCGGGGCTCCATGAGCCAAGAGCAGCGTGATGCGATTACGCGCGAGCGCCACGCGCTTGCTTTGGAGATGCGCAAGTTCGGCTACAGCTACAGCCAAATCGGTGAGCATTATGAGATCACCGAGCAGGCGGCGCGCAGCTTGGTCAAGTCTGCGATGGAGCAGGCCATCAAGGAGCCTGGGCAGGAAGTCATTGACTTGGAGTTGCAGCGCTTGGACCAGCTGTATCGGTTGGCCTTCGCTGCTGCGGTAGGTGGCGATACCGATGCCATCAATAAATGCCTTGGCATCATGCAGCGGCGCTCCAAGTATCTTGGCTTGGATACCCCGGAGAAGCGCGAGATTACCGGAGCTGGCGGCGGCCCGTTGCAACTAACCGGCGTCAAGAATATGTCCGATGACGAGCTGGCCCAGTTGAAGGCGCTAGCCACGAAAGCCGTAGATGCCGACGGCACCTGATCCGAATGTCGAGCGTGTGCGCGAAGCCTTGCGCGTGCGCAGCGTGGCCGGCATGCTTAAGTATGGCGTCACCACCGAGCGCTGCGATATCGACCTGCGCGGTTGGTTGCAGCATCTGCAGGAAGAACTACTGGACGCTGCGGTTTATATCGAGCGCATTAAACAGGAATTGAAATGAACCAGTTTGACCAGATTCGCCAATGGGCCAGCGACCGCAATATCCTGCAAGGTTCCACCCCGCAAGCACAGTTTGTGAAGCTGATGGAGGAGCTGGGCGAGCTGGCGCACGGCATGTCCAAGAGTCGCCCAGATGAAATTATCGATGGCATCGGCGATGCCGTGGTGGTGCTGACCATCCTGGCCGCGCAGCACAATGTGAACCTGGAGGCTTGTGTGGCCGCCGCCTGGGACGAGATCAAGGACCGCAAGGGTCGGATGATCAACGGCGTCTTCGTGAAAGAAGCGGACCTTACCACATAGCGGAGGAATTAGCATGGCCGGTCCAGTACTGCGCGGGTTAGCAGTTGCTAGTAAAGCGGTTGCGGGCGAGAACCCAGATCCTTTGGCGCAAGCTATTGCTGCCCGGATGGCTGGGCAGCTGAATGCTCTTTCGGAAAGCGGCGGCCTATCGGCTTTGCGCGGACTGAATCTTCCAGCAGCTTATGCCGGCGATCAGCGCTCTCTGAAGGCCGTGCAGCGGGCAATTAACGAGGCCGAGACTGGGTTGCAGTCCCCTGGGAGGCGCAAGCTGCTGAAACAGGCGATCGCTACTGCGGCACGGCAGGCGGTACCTGATGTGGTTGATACTGCCCTTGGTGCCGTTGGCCGCGCCGCTTTGAAATCCTCCGCGCCTATTCCCGACGAGTCCATACAGGCAGCCATATGGGCAGCTATTCAGGACCAGCTCTTGAAGGCCTCCGGTCCGACCGCGCGCAAAGCCGGTAAGGTAAATCCTGCAGACTTTGAGGAGTTGATGCGCACGCGCTATGCTCACCTAGAGGACCCGGATGCCGTTGCTGAAAACGCAGAAGACTACTTCAATCCGCGCGGGTGGCTGGAAGCCCGTGTGTACGAAGCGGACGTGGATCGTCTTGCCGGCTTCCCAGAAGGAACTACTCTGCAGTACCTGGAAAAGACCTACCCAGGTTACGCCGAGCGCGCAAGCTCGGGTTTTCGACAGGACCTGATTGATGACCTTGCAGAAGAGCATCAAAATCTCCAATTTCTTGCAGAGGAGACGCCTAAAGAACTTTGGCGTTCTGTTGAATCCCCGGAGGAAGCTCTAGCGGACTATTCCGTTACGCGCGAGGACCTTCAACAGGCTTTGCAGGAAGCCAAAGACCTGTACGACACCGCAACCCCGTCTCCCGAGCAGTTGGCATTCGTGTTTTCCCAGCGCAAAGGGTTCGAGCACTACAATAACATCTTTGCCCCGCCGAAACATATTCCTAGTGCTGCCCAAGAGTATTTCCGCTTTGACGTGGACGACTTGGTAGCCAAAGTTCTTGACGGGCGGACTGCCTGCGGGGCCTGGCTACAAGACCTCTTTCTTTCCCAGTACGGCAAAATAAAATGAACCCGCGCGAGCTGCTTCGCATTGTCGAGGCGGAGGAGCAGCGGCGCAAGGCGGAGGCCAGCCTTTACGAGTTTGTGCGGCAAGCATGGGCGGTGGTAGAGCCCGGCGTGCCGTTCATCGATGGGTGGCACCTGCAAATCATTTGCGAGCACCTCGAGGCCATTACGTACGGCGAGCTGCGCAACCTGCTGATCAACATCCCGCCGCGCCATGCCAAGTCCACAATCGTATCAGTAATGTGGCCGTGCTGGGAATGGTTGCATCGCCCGCACGAAAAGTTCCTCTGCGCCTCCTACAGCAGCGTACTGTCCACCCGCGATAGCGTCAAATCGCGGCGCTTGCTGACTTCCCCTTGGTATCAATCTCTTTGGCATGATCGCTTCGTCTTAACCGGGGACCAGAACCAGAAGCAGCGCTTTGAGAACGACCACACGGGCTACCGCATTGCTACCTCGGTTGGCGGCACCGCCACTGGCGAGGGCGGCTCGCGCCTGCTGCTGGACGATCCGCACGGCGCACAGGACGCGCAGTCCGATGCCATGCGCGAATCGACTATCGAGTGGTTCGACATGGTGTGGTCCACGCGGCGCAATGACCCAAAGCGCGATGCCATGGTTACCATTATGCAGCGCCTGCACGAGTCCGACGTCTCGGGGCGCATCCTCGAGCTCGGCGGCTGGGAGCATGTTTGCTTGCCTGCCGAATTCGATCGGAAGGCGCGCTTCACCGTTATTTTTCCGGACGGCTATGATCCGCGCGCCGCGGAGAATGAGCTGCTGTGGCCGGAGCGCTTCGGCCCGAAGGAATTGACCGCACTGAAGCAGCAACTCGGCGAGTACGGTACTTCCGGTCAGTTACAACAGGACCCGGTGCCGAGTGGCGGTGGCCTGCTCAAGACCGATCATTTCCAGCTTTGGCCTACCGACCGCCCGCTGCCGCAGTTCGAGTTCGTGTTGCAGTCCTACGACTGCGCCTTCACCGAGAAGACTACCGGCGACCCGACCGCTTGCAGTGTGTGGGGCGTATTCAGCTACATGCAGCAACGGCATGGCATGTTGCTGGACGCATGGTGCGAGCACCTCTCCTATCCGAACCTGCGCCAACGCGTCATCGATGACTGGCATAACACCTACGGCGGCGATAACCGGGTGAATCCACCTGCGCGCCCGCGCAAGCCGGATCTGCTGCTAGTCGAGGAGAAGGCGTCCGGCTTGTCGCTGCTGCAAGACCTACGCCTTGCTAAGGTGCCGGCCATCGGTTACAATCCCGGGAGGGCTGACAAAATCAGCCGCGCCCATCAGTCCGCACCTACGCTCGAGCTTGACGTACTTTGGATTCCCGAAAGCAAAAAGAATCCCGGACAAATGATCGGCTGGGCGCAGGCGTTTGTTAAGCAACTTGCAAAGTTTCCCGTCGCCGAGCATGACGACTATGTGGACACCTTCACCCAAGCAATTATCTATTTGAAGGATAACCTGTGGTTCGACCTCCCGATCACCGACGAGGACCCGATTGAGGAGATAGATTACCACCGGAAATCCGCGAGGCGCGAAAATCCGTATGGGGCTTGAACGTGGCGATTTGCGCAAGAAAGGTGGGCTGGTGCAAATGAAAGGATGTCATCGTGGCTGATTCGCGCGAGCACCTAGAATCCTATTCCCAGATGGACCCCGGCTTCGCCGCGTATCTGGCGTCCAATGAGCGCCTGAATCCGCGCCAAGGTCTGGAAGCGCCTTTCCTTGATCCGACCTTGCTGGCTGCGGCGGTGCCGAAGTCTATCGGAGCGTTGTTGGCGCTTGCCCTTCGCGGGTACCAGCGTGCAGGGGCCGAAGCTATCCTACATGGCATCGACTCGCCCTTATTGGCCGCTACTCGCCCTGTAAACATCCGCAGGCTATACGCCTTGGATCAAGCGCGAGCATTACAGGAAGGCGACCGCACCTCGCTCGACAGCTTCTTGCGTTTGGCGAAACATCCGCGTATTGATACGCAGTTCCCCGATAGCAACGGGCAACGCGTTATCACTAGCGTATTTGGCATACGCGGTTAAACTTCTTGGGTCGATAAAGGACTTTGTAATGCTACCAATGAAAGAGCCAAGCTGGTCCATACTGTCCCGCAGTCCGGAGAGGCGCGCAGCTGCCGTAGACTTCGGGCGTGCAGCCGATGCCGCTCGTCGTCAAGCGGAAGAACGTGCCGCTTGGCAGGCCGCGCTTCAGGAGGCCGAGCATCTTAACACCCCGGCAATCAGTAATGCTGAGATGCAGGCGTTGCGGGAGATCGAGCGCAAACGCAATCAGGGCGTT